TCACAGCGTGATCGGCTTCAACTTGAGCCCCATGGCCTGGGCCCGCACTGCCGCGCCGCTGAAGGCCGCCGCATTGCCAGGTGGTGGCGTGGGCCCGTGCACGTGCCCGGCCAGTTCGGTGTTCATCTCCTGGACCAGGTCGAGCAGGTCGCAGAGCACCTGCAGCACGTTCACCGCCTCGGAACCCAGCCAGGTCTTCGGCGCCTGCAGGCGCTGGCTGATCTTCACCACGCTGTGGCGCAGGCCCTCGATCCGCTCCTGGACGTCGCCGCCGATCGCCGCGTTGAGCTTCTGCCCCACCGCCAGGTTCAGGTCGCGCCCGGTGGCTTGGTGCAAGTCATCGAGGGCAGCCAGGCTGGCGGAGCCGCCGGACAGCAGCTTGAGCGCGCCGAGGGCCTCGATCTTCTTCACCCCACCAACGGTCTCGGTCGAGTGGTCGTCCACCGTCCGGGCATGGCTCTGGAACTGCTCGGTGTTGGCCAGCGCCTCGACTTCACGTTCTGTCGCCTTGTCGCGGATCCGCCCATCGGTCTGACGCAGCCAGTTGCCGTCGGCGTCGGCGCGCTGCTGGCAGGCCTCGCTGTGCTGCCACACCAGGTCGCCCTTCGGCACCTTGGGCAGGCTCAGCCCGTGGGGCAGGATCTGCTGGATGAACGGCTTGTGCGGCAGCCCATAGGCGAACGACAGCACCACGGTGGTGCCCTCCTCGGGGAAGCCGAACATGCCGCGTTCCTGGCCGCCCATGGGCGCCGGCAGCGGCAGGCTGGTGAACACCGGCAACGCCGGGTCGGGCTCGCCGTCCGGCAGCAGTACCTGGACATCGACGCCGAAGCGCGGGCGGAAATCGTCGCACAGCCCGGGCGCCGTCGGCGCATCGGGCACCGCGACCACGCGGCCGAAGCGCGGCAGGTGATAGCCGCCGGTGATTTCGGGGAACTGGCGCGCTACGGCGCGGCGGATTGCGTCTTCCATCGTATGGCCATCTGGCTGTCGGCCAGCGCGACATGGGTCACGCGTTCGCCGTGGTTGATCGGTGCGCCCGGACGCAGCCCCGGTAGGGCAGCAATGCTGGCGCTCTGGTTGCCCTGGTAGTGGTCGAACAGCTCCATGGGCAGTTGCAGCGCGGGGCGCGCGCCGAAGTAGCTGTCGGCCCAACTGCCCACGTACACCTCGCCGTTGCCCTGCTGCTGCCAGATGAAGTCGGGGATGTCGAAGACCTGGGCCAGGCTTTCCATGGCCTGGAAGCCGGCGGCCAGGCTGTAGAAGAACGGCGCACGCACCGACGCGTAGGGCCGCTCGGGCACGCGAAAGCGCAGGCCGGTCTGCTGGCCGACCTGATCGAGCACGCCGCGCAGGTCGACGTGGCGCAGGTTCATCGGCAACGGCCTGGCCAGGATCGCCGCCAGCTCCCGGCAGAACAGCAACTGCTGGCTGGCGTTGGCGCTGGTGCAGCGCTCGACGTAGCCGATGAAATGCCGTTGCAGGGGACTGTCGTTGTAGCCGATGTCGAGGGTGACCAGGCCCTTGAGGGGCGCCTCGGCCCGGACGATGAAGGTCGCCCGCCCCGGGTTGCGCAGTTCCAGGCGCACGTCCGCCCTGACCAGGTCGTAACGCTCGCCGCCGACATTGAGTACCTGATGCAGCTTCATGACTTCTCTCCCAGCCAGTCATCCACTTTTTTCAGCAGGCGCTCGAAGCTGGTCAGCTCCGGGTCCTTCTCCTCTTCCTCCTCTTTCGCGCCCACCGCCGCCCCTGGAGCGGCCTGGGCCTTGACGCGTTTTTTGGCGCGGCGCTTCTCGACCTTTTCCGGGTTGGAGGTCTTTTCGGCCAGGCCAAACTGCACCCGCCAGCAGGCCAGCGAGTCGTCTTCCCGGGCGCTGACGCTGTCGGCGAAGCGCACCTGGCGGATGCCGAAGGCCTCGGCGGTGTCGTTGACGATGCGGTAGGTCTTGAGCTGTCCGCCGCTCTCGGTGGCTTCGGCCAGGCGCATCAGGCTGCGCAGCCAGGTGCCGTTGACGTAGGGGATGGTCAGGGTGACCGTGAGGGTCTTGGGCTTGAAGCCCTTGTGCGCGGAGTCGGTGTTGCTGGTCTGGCCGGACAGGTCCTCGGCTTCGATGCGCAGGTTGCCGGTGACTTTCAGGGTCTTGCCTTCGACGGGCTGGCCGTCCAACAGTAGCAGTGTCATAAACCCACCATTTCACGAACGAAGCTCAGGCCCTTGGCCGAGCCGACCAGGATCACGCCAGCGCTCATCACCCATTCATGCCCCGGGGCATCGCCTTCGAGCAGCATGCGGCGCAGTTGTGTGTTGTTGCCCGGACCCAGCAGGCGGGTGCGTACCGAGCTGTCGGCCTGGCCGCCTTCCAGCAGCTGGCGCAGGTCGGCCAGGCGCTGGTCGCGGACCTGCTGCTGGCTGGCTTTGCGCGCCGCCAGCCCGGCCAGGTCGCTCATGGGCGAGCTGTCGGCGGCGTAGCTTTCCAGCACCGCGATCTGCCCGGCCAGCGATTGCTGCGCCGCCTTCAACACCGTGCAGCGCTCCAGCGGCAAGGCCTCCCAGCGCGGCAGGGTGGTGGCCTGGGGAATCTGCCATTTCTCGGTTTCGAGCCGGGCCAGGTGCTCGGCGCGGCGTTGCGCGCGCACCAGCTCGGGGATCGGCATCAGGGCGTTGAAGCGGGCCAGGCCGGCGGCCAGCTGATCGTGGCGGGTGCCCAGGAACAGCAGGCACAACGCGTGCTGCTCACCCTGGGGGCTGCCGTCGTCGGTGGCGTCGGTCAGCTTGTTGGCCAGTTGCTGCAGCAGGTTCGGCGCGGACAGGAAGCGCTGGTAGCCACGCCCCTGGCCGATACCGCTCTGGAACGGCGTCACCACCAGGCACCTGGGCACTTCGCCCAGCTGCTCTGCCAGCGCCTGGCGCCCGGCTTCGATCGCGCCCTTGGCCGCGGCGCCGACCGGGCCGGGGTTGGTGCTGGCCAGTCCCTGCAGGCCGCTCAGGCGCTGTGCGGTATTGGCCAGCTCGCTACCGGCCAGGGCCTTGGCGGCGTCGAGCTGGCCCATCCAGCGGGTCGCTTCGGCTGGCCAGCGCATCGTTACAGCTGTCCAGTCAGACATTGGACAGTACCAGCTCAGGCAATTCGGTAACGAACTCTACACTGGTAGGGGCTTCGCGCCTGCCGTGTTCGATCACCTCCAACTGCTCGTAGCAGTAGGCCCAGGACAGTGAACGCCAGGCGCGGAACGCGAGTGCTTCAGCCTGGAACTTCGGAACTGCGGCTTCCTCTGCGTAGCTGATCGCATCCTTGATATCGCTGTATCCCGCTGTTTGCGCAGCTTTGTCCATAAACTGCTGTACGGCTGCGAGGTATCCATTTTTGCGCTGTTCCCAAGTTAACGGAGGCGGTTCTATTGCCGTGGGCCGGCCGTCCATGGTGGCAATAACTTTTCCGGCTGATTGAGCCCTGAACAGTGCTTGATATTCGTTCAGAGTGATTTCCATCAGTTCGGCCGCTGGCGGCAAACAACACAGAGGGTTTTTGACTTGGACGTTAGGATGAGCCGACTTCGGATCCCTTTCCCTGACGGTGGGCGCTTTGGTCTTGCCAACGGTACCCTCTGGCTGTATCCATTTCGGGTCTGGCACCTCGATCATGGCTGGTTTCCAATCGGGATCAGGGATCAGCATTGTTCGCTCGCCGTGGACTCTGGTGTCATAGAATCCACCGGTTGCTGCATGAAAGTAGATAGTCATCAGTACCCTGTTGCCTCCCAGTAGATGTCATCGGGCGAGTTGAATGGGCCGGAGATAACGGAAAATTGGCTATTGCTAACGATCAGTGTGTTAGTACCGGTGTTGGCATCGGCATAGAAGAGGCTGGTTCGAGATGCCACCAGAGAAACGCAGCGGTTTGGAAAGGCGATGGGGAAGCTGCGATGGGTGGTCATGTCCGACGCACCCTGGGTAAGTCCCCACTGTTTGATAAGGCCAGTTTGGGCACACCGCCACCAACCGTTCTGCCCGAGTGATGCTGTATTTTTCTGAACTGCGCCTGGCAAGCTTGGAGTTGCTTGCGGCAAATTGGTCAAGCCTGAGGCATCACCGTGGTAGGTCCCGGAAATCCACAGGTGACCACCTTCCACGACGGTCATTGCATTGTTGGTTGCCCCTACATGGGTGACTACTTGGGCGGGCGTCGTAGGTCCTCCTCCGGAAAATGCCTCCATGGCAGCCAAGTGACGAACTCCCCAATTGGTCGCCCGCCAGAGCAGATAAGCTCCTCCATCCTCTGGGCTGTTTATCTGCACGGCTGGAGTACGCTGTCGCCAATCAACGAATGCGCCGCCCATGCCCGGACTTGTGAAGGTAATCGGCCCTGTTACCGTGCCACCTGCCAGTGGCAATTTTGAGGCATCAACAACAGTGATGTCTGAGCTGCCGTCGAACGACACACCATTGATCTTGCGAGGGACAGAGAGTTTGACCGCTTTGGCGGCAACCCCGGCGATATCGATGGTATAGGTGCCTGTTAGTCGTTCCGCAGGCACGTAACCCTTACTCAGCTGGTTCGCATTCAAGCCGGTTAGAGATCCGGCATCACCACCGTAGCTACCCTTGATGGTCAGCGACCCTGTGCCGTCGAATGTGAATGCATTAGTTGTGGTGCCAACATGCATCACCACAGAGGGTTGACTCTGGGTTGTACCACCGGCCCATACGTCCAAGGCAGCCAGATGTCTTTCGCCCAAGTTTGATGCTTTCCACAGAGAGTAAGCATGGACGTTGGCGGGGCAATTCAACTGCAGGGCTGGTACACGCGTCGCCCAGTCCACGAAAAAGCCGCCCATCTGCTGGTTCTCGAAGCTGATGGTGCCGGACATATTGCCGCCCGTTAACGGCAACTTCGTAGTGTCTCCTACGGTGATATCCGTTGAGCCGTCAAACGGGATTCCGTTGATCTTGCGTGGGAACTGCAGTTTGTCAGCCGAACCGACACGCATGCCATTGTAGTAACCGGTCTTGGCGGCGAAGTGCTCCACCAGCGGGGTGTTGATCGGGAATGATCGGCGACGGTCCGTGATGGTTCCAGAGGCTGATATATCTGCGAGCGGAATGCAGTAGACCCAGCTGTCATTCTTCAGGTAGTCCAGCTGGTCAGGTTCGAAAACCACAGTCCAACTGGGTACAACATCGTTCCGTTCACGATGCAGCGATACATGTAGCCATACCTGAGATGGCGTCTTGGCCTGAGGGAGGGGCAGGGGCCTGGCCAGTTCGATGCGAATGCCTTCAAGATAGGCTAGACCAGTTGCCAGTTGATAACCTGTACCGCTTTTCACGACCCCGAGGCCGTCGCCGAAGAAGCACGCTCGCCCATACACGTCGCGGTTGCTCAGGCGCTCGCGCTCGTCGATGCCCTTCAGGCGCACGGTGAAATCGTGCTGCCAGGTGCTGGCATCGATGGTAATGCCGGTCAGTTCCTGGGCGCCGCTGTACTCCACCAGGATGTTGCGGGTGACGTTGTTGCCGATCTGCAGCGGCGGGATGTTGCGCCGCTTCTGCTGCAGCGGCAGGTAGGCCACGGCGAACAGCACGCCCTCGGCGCTTTCCAGGCCCATCCAGTTCCAGTCGAAGTCGCCGATGTCGCTGCCCAGCATCGAGCTGTAGACGACCTGGTTGGGGTTCACGTAGCCGCTGTTGCCCGCCGGGATGTCGTAGCTGTGCACGATCTGGCTGGCCGGCGGTTTGGTCGCGGCGCGGTCGATTGGCGTGTTCGGGTCGAGCCCGGGCACATTGGCGTAGATGAAGCGGGTGATTTGCAGGACTTCTTTGGCCCCCTGCTTCTGGGCGATCAGGCTTTCGCCCGCGAAAGTGATTCTGGCCACGGCGGACTCCTAAAGCGTGGCGACCAGCGTCTGCTGGTCGTCGTTGAATTGAGCTGCGCCAATGCGCAGGGTCACGGGGGTGATGCTGACGAAGTCGTAGCGGCGGCAGGTCCGGCCGTACTGCTGGATCAGTACCCGCAGCAGCTCGGGGTTCTCCGACAGCTGCGAGTCGGAAAGGCGCAGCAGGACCACATCCCAGTCGCGGCCGGCCAGGCGTTCGTCGATCTCGACATAGCCCACGCCGAGCCGGCGCAGGATGCGTTTGAGCCCCGCGGTGCTGCCGGCATCGACCGCGTTGATGAAGGCGTACTTCACCCGCAGCCGATACAGGCTTTCCGGTTCGTCCTTGAAGCGGGTGATGTCCCGCTGCCAGGCGAGCAGGTCCAGCACGGTGAGGTGGCAGGTCTCGGCGTCCATCTGCAGCAGCGGCCAGCGCAGCCACTCGGTCACCCTGGCCCACCAGGTCTGGGCGGCGTCCTTGAGCTTGGTCAGTTCGGGGCCGGTGAGCCAGAACGGCAGTTTCAGCGGGCTCATACCAGGCCCACCCGCAGGTTGGCGATGCGCGCGATGCTCAGCTGCGAGACGATGTCCTCGCTGGCGAAATGCAGCGACTCGATGTCGGCGAAGGCCTGGTGCAGTTCCTCGGCCAGGCGGCTGAAGGAGAACCGCGACTGTGGGTAGGTCAGCGTCGGGCGATAGTCGCTGGCCGTGCTTTCGCGGAACGCCGCACGGATGAACTGGGTGATGCCCTGCTGCAACTCTTCGCGCCGTTTCGCCGTCAGGTTCGCCCGCGGCCAGACCGTCAGCGCAATGTCGTGCCGGGTCTCGGGCATGACCATTACCAGCAGGTCGTCGCCGTGGCCGTGGTTGCCTTGGTCGCGCACGTGGGCGTTGATCTGCTCCAGGTACGCCTGCGCCGGCACGTCGGCGTCGAACAGCACGTAGACGTTGGCGCTGCCCGGACCACGCGGTGCGTCGTGGAGGAAGTACACCCCATCGGGGCGCACCCCCGGGAAGGCGGCGATCATGGCGCGGTAGACTGCGTCGGTGTGCCACTGGTTGACCGCGCTGAACTGGTTGCGGGTGCGCAGGCGCAGTTGGTCGTCGGGTTCGGGGTCGGCTCCGGGCGAGGTCATCCAGCCGTCGTCGTTGACCACCTGGACGATCCCCGGCACCGGCTCGGGCAGGATGGCGTAGTAGCCGGGCGCCAGGTTGTAGCCGCTGCCGACCTGCTGCGCCTGGACCTTGACCGACTGTTGCAGGCGGCCGTCGGGGAACGCAGCATCCTCGACCGTCACCAGCTGGTAGACGTGGCCGTTGATCGCGGCGGATTGCACCACGACGCCGGCGCGCATCAGCAGCTCGCCAGCGCTGTTCTCGCGGGTGAACAACAACTTGCCCTGGGCCTTGGTAGCGTCTTTGCGTTCGACGTTCACCGCCCAGGCCAGGCTGTCCAGCCAGGCGCCACTGGCCGTCTTGACGAAGAAGTTGGGCAGCACGGTGTCGCTGATAAAGCCGACCAGCCACAGCACCGGCTTGGTCACCAGCGCCGTCACCACGCGCCAGAACGGCGAGTAGGCGCTGGTGTTGCTGAGCTTGCTGCCCTGGGCGGCCACTTCGGCCTCCCAGGCCTGGTGCAGGTCCGCCTCAGTGGTGGGAATGCCGGCGTCGGCCAGCACCTTGCGAAAGTCCAAGTCGCTCACAGGTATACCTCGATGTCACCGAATTTCAGGGTTTTCGCCGTGACCAGGTAGCGGCCCGGATGCTCTTCCAGGACGCGGGCAGTACCCGGCAGCAGGCGCTCGTCGTCCTCCACCAGCAGCTCCAGTTGCAGGATGCAGTCGGCCTGGCGCTGGCGGCTGCGCTCGGCCACCAGGGTCACCAGCAGGCCGCTGTCGCGGATCATGTGGGCGATGTCCTGGGCGATGCTGGCCCGGTCCTCGATCAGCAGCGGTTGATGGGAAGGGTCCAGGACCAGGTCGTTGTTGTGGATCAGCAGGTCGATGTACTCGCTCATCAGCCCACCGCCATTGCCATCATCTGTTCCAGTTCCAGCGGGTTCATGGCCTTGCTGGTATTGATCTCCACCTTCTCGACATGCATGCGCCGGTCCTGCGTCTGGGTGGTGTTCTGGATCTGGTTCATCAGGCCTCCCTGGGGAACGCTCGTCGGGCTGGCCGGCGAGAGGTTGAGTGCGGTCTGGGTCATACGCTGGCGCTGTTGGTCGATCTGCTCGATCGGAGCCATCAGCGGGGTGGGTGTCGGCACCTGCATCAACTGCCTGATGGACGCTGGCTGGCTGGTGATGGGGCGGATACCGATCGGCGCGACCTGGCCAGGCAACTGAGGCACCTCGGGTGCCTTTGGCAGATCGCCGAAACGTGTTTCGATGTTCACGCCAGGGATCTTGTTCAACATATCGATCAGGCCGTCCAGTGCGCTGCGGAATATCTTGGTAATGCTGTCCCAGGCGCTTTTCGCGAAGTCGGCCCAGCCACTCATCGAACCGAACAATGTGCCCAGCTCCGTGAATTGCGAGGAGACCCACTGGAACGCCGAGTTCTCGAGCAGGGCCGCCTTGAAGTCGTCCCAGTACCTGGCGACCAGGGCGACAATCGTGATCAATACGGCGATGCCGGCGACAACGACACCGATAGGGTTGGCGTACATGGCGGCGTTGACCAACCAGGTCACGGTTTGCCAGGCGAGCATGGCCAGCCGCAGGGTCCCGAGCACTGTGATCATGGCCAGCACCCGGCCAACCAGGAGTACGCATTGAATGGAGTGGAGGATGAAGACGGCCAGGCTTTTCAAACCGGTCAGGTTGAGCAGCGCCCAGGCGGTCTGCATCCCCAGCACGACGACCCGGGCGATGCCGACGGCGACCACCAGTGCGCCAAGGGCTGCGCTCATGCCGGTGATCGTCAGCGTGGCGATGCCGATGACCCGGGTGATGTTGGGGAACAGCTTGATCCAGCGAACCAGGGTATTGCCGATATCGACCAGGCGAGTCATCAGCGGCTGCAGGATGGGGATCAGGGCCTGGCCGAATGTCCTGCGCACTGCCATCACCGAGGCCTCGAGCTGCTGCCAGGGATCGACCATGCCTTTGGCCATCCGCTCGGCCACTTCAAGCCCGCGCACTTTGCCAAGCTTGTCCAGGCTGCCGCGTAAGCGTTCGGCGTCCTGAGACAGCGCGCCGATCAGACGGGCCGCGTCGCCTCCGAAGGCTTTGGTGATCTTGGCGTTTGCCGCAGCGCCCTTGAGATCGCCGAACTTGCCCTGAAGCTTGCCCAGAATGTCCAGCATCGGCAGGAGATGGCCGTCGGCGTCGGTGAACTTCATGCCGAGCTTGCTCGACGCGCTGTCGATGTTGTCGAGAAACGCCTTGTACAGCCCACCGGCATCGCTGCCTTGCATGGTGCTGGACAGGCTGCCGAGCACGGCCATCTGTTCGGCCAGATCGATGCCGGCCGCAGAGGCACTCGCGCCCGCGGCCTTGAAACCGTCCTTCATCTGTTCGCCGCTGGTGCGGAACAGTTGGACCGCCAGGGCGGTCTGCCCACCCAGTACCTTGACCCATTGGCCCTTGCCCATGGCGTCGGCCTGCTGTTTCTGCAGGTTGTACATCGTACCGACGTACTCGGCCATTACCCCCTGATCGGACTTGGTGGCCTTGGCCAGCACGTTGCTGGTGTAGGTGAAAGTGGCCAATTGGGAGCCGGTCAGGCCTTTGATCGCACCTTCGATCTTGTACGCCGAGGCGACAAAGTTGCGGGCGTTCTCGCCATAGGCGATGGAGAATTTGAGGGCCTTCCTGTCGAGGGCATCCAGGGCGTCTTCGGCCACGCCAAGCGAGCGGAGGTCAGCCAGGGCGCGGTTCATTTCCAGGGCTGGCGCCAGCGAGGTACCGATTCCGCTTAGCGAGCCTTGCAGCTTTTTCGTTCCATCGGCCAGGTCGCTGATGCCTTTGGTGATCTTTTCCAGAGGCGCGCTGACTTTGTCGGTCAGTTGCAGGATGTAGTCCAGCCGACTGGTTGCGTTAACTGTGCTCATGGGGTGTCAGCCTCCGTTGAATGCACGTGCGATGCCGTTGGCAATGGCGATTTCCATTCGCCGCCAGTGCTCGTCCTCCAGCCACTTGGCCGTGCCCAGGTTCTCGGGCGTGGACGGGGCACCGGGCAGCCAGCGTTCGGCCAGGGCCAGCAGCTGACCCAGGCCGTCCTCGGTCAGTCGCTCTGCGTGGCCGAGCGCTTTTTTACGGTGACTTCCACGGTCGGGGCGTACTCCTCGACCAGGGCGCCGGCCAGCTGGATCACGGTCATCGGGTTGGCCAGCAGCGGCTTGAGCTGGTCCTTGTGCTCGGGCTTCACGGCGGTAACCAGCAGGTTGTTGGCCGGGGCGACCTTGTTGGAGGGGGTCAGGGCGTTGATGTACTTGGTCATCAGCGCCGGATCGATGGCGAAGTCCAGGGACAGGTCGCCGACTTCCAGGGAGATTTCGGTGCGTTGGGTCATGGGGTACTACTCCATTGGAATACGGGAATCGAAAAAAACGTGGCGGGCGCTGTGTTCAGCGGCCGCGCTCGTGAAGCTGTTGGCAGGGAACGCAGCGGCGCATGCCGCCCAGGGCGCGGCGCGCCTCGGCGATCTCGTCGCCGCAGTCCGTGCAGTGGGTGAGGCTGGGCCCAGTCGCCACGCGTCGGCCACGGACGGCGGCGATCGCCAGGTCACGCCTGAGCTGTTCCAGAGCCTGGGCGCGGTCGAATGGGCACACCATCAGTTCAGGCCCTCGACCTCGGCGAAGGACAGGTACGGCACGCCGTTGACATGGATGAAGTCCGGGCTGGTGACGTCGAACGGCAGCTTGTGCTTGGTCTTCTCGCCGCCCTTGGCGTCGATGTTGAGCAGGCTGGAGATCTTGAAGCGGCAGCCGAAGGCCTCGACGCGGATCTCGTCGGTGGGGGTCTTGGCATAGAACAGCTGGTCGAAGGTCCCCAGCTGACGGAAGCTGCCGGCCTTGGCGGCGGCTTCGATGATCAGGTTGAAGTTGCTGGTGTCCACTTCCAGCTCGCCGCTGGCGGCCACGTCGCCGGCGACCCAGCCGTCCGGCACGCCCTTGGTGTGCGCCACGGCGCTGTTGTCGGTGATGTCGAGGGTTGCGCTCTCAACGTGGATCTTCAGGTCACCCACGTTGATGTCGAAGTTCAAGCCACTGATCTTGGCCATGGGTTACTCCTGGTTGTCCTGGGAAAGGTCCAGCGCGATGTTCGCGGTGATGTCCTTGGGGCAGTTGTGCGGGCGGATGCGAATGAACACTTCCACCTGGGTGTGGCTTTTCCAGACGATGACCAGGTCGCCGTCGCGCGGCGGCTGGATTTCGCCGGGGAACACTTCGCCGGCGAATTTCACCGCCTTGGCCATCCGTCGCAGCGGCGCCATCAGCGCGCTGGTGTTGGCGGCCATGCTGGCGGGGCTGTTGTTCAGGCGGCGGTCACCGATGCGGCGGATCAGCAGCGGGCGGACCTGGCGGGCGGCCTTGTCGGCCAGGCGCAGGTATTCCAGGACCTGGAAGTCGCTGGCGGCGGTGTCGAGCATGTTGGCATCGCCCCAGTACACGCCCTCGTAGTCCGGGTAGGTCTGCGAGACGGAGAAGCGTGCCTTGTCCAGCTCGCTGCGCACCGCCGATGGCAGTGGCACGCCGTCCTTGTCCGCGGGCACCGCGCCCAGGCCCAGGACAGGGCCGCTGGCGACGCGCATCGGGGTATCGGCGATGCTCCAGGCGGCGTTGGCCAGGCGCCCGGCGAGCACGCCCAGGTCGTTGCCGTGCAGCTGCGGCACCACCACGACACGCGGCGCGGCGACATCGCCGGTGAGCGCCTTCTGCTCGAGCAGGTAATCCGACCAGGTCACGGTCGGCAGGATGCCGGCGGACGCGGCCAGGACGAACGAGCGCCGGCCGTAGCGGGCGTTCAGCTGTTCGGCTGCGGTGTGCATGGCCAGCAGTTCCGCGGCGGCGGTCGCCGGCTTGGTGATGACGATGCCCTCGACCGAGTAGCCGTGTTGCTGGGCGTACTCCAGGGCGCTCGCCCAGTCGCCTTCGGCGCCGATCGGCGCGGCCAGGCAGGCCCAGCGGTCGCCGCCGTTGGCCCGGGCGGCGATCAGTTGGGTCTTCAGGTCGCTGGCGGCCACGCCCAGCTCGTTGTCCAGGTCGCTGTCCGTGTTCAGGGTCAACAGCTTGCCGACGTTCTTGGCGGCGGGGCCGATGAAGAGGAAGTAGCGCTCGATCTCGGTCACGGCACCCTGGCCGAGGTTGAGATTGTTCACGCTGATTTTACCGAGTGCCATAGGTTGCCTCGTTAGCGGGGTGATTGAAGGGGTGTGCCAGGACCTGTCGATCAGGTCGCGGGCGGGTCGGGCGTTGTTGCCCGGGTAATCGGGTCAGGGGAGGGGACTGGCCTGCAGGGCGATTTCGCCTTGCTCGGCGACCCACAGATCGTAGGGTTGGAATGACCAGGTCTTGCCGAACACCTCGATCTCGCCGGCTGCGTCCTCGGTCAGGTAAAGAGGCTCGACGAACTCCAGGGCCAGCGACACGTCGAGCAGGTCGCTGCCCGGGACCTTCTGCTTGACGGCGAGGGTCGGGGCCGGCAGGGCGAACAGGTGACGCCCGGGGTCGTTGCTTTCCAGCCAGCTGCCGGCGAGCGCCATCAGGCGCCCGGGATGACCGCTGAAGTCGTCGAAGTCAAACAGGGCGCGGTAGCGCAGGTTGCCCATGTGCAGGCCCAGTTCGGTTTGCGTCCAGGCCAGTTGCAGGTCCAGCTGCTGGGCCCAGGCGTGCAGTTGCCCGGCAGGCACCAGCTTGCGTTCGAGCAGGTAGGTGGTGAGTGCTTTCAACTGGTTCAT